AGTTCAAAAGGAACAATGGGCTTGCGTACTTTTATAAAAAAAGGAACATGCGGAAACGAAGCTTTGAGCTACGTTGACGGATTTAATATAACGACAGCGGGATACGAAACATTAGACACCGAAACGGGAACGTTTACCCAGTTAGGAGCCTACACGGGTAAAAGTCAGGAGGTTATTGTATACACGTCCGACAAATCCAGCGTCCGCACCTCCATTGAAGAAAACATAGGCGACTACTTCACCCAAAACACGCCACTACTCGACACGTACAGCGGGGCGGCGGCTGCTTATTCCTTGCGGCTTTTGGACTCGACGTATACGGGGGCTTTGGTTGAGGTTTACAACGGGAGTTCATACGCCGATATAAACGCGAACGTCTTCGGCGAGTTGGATACGGTTGCACTTGCTGCGCATTGCGGAAGTAACGATGGGTTTGTAAGTACTTGGTACGACCAATCAGGCGGCACACTCGGAGATTTAGAGCAAACATCAACAAGTCAAATGCGGAAAATTTACGACGGCGCTACTGGTTATCTTGGTTCTTTAGAAAAAGCAAACAGCGGCGGTTATTATCGGCCTTCTGCAAGCTCTACAATATCCCAACCATTTTCAATATTTGGGGTTTACGATTTTGGCGGGCTTCCTGATGATTATTTTTTCGACGGCTATGGAAGTTCAAACCGTGTTGGAATCTTGGATAATTCCCCTCAAAACGGAACACAAATTTTCGGCGGAGGCAGTATTTATGGGGCAAGAAACATAACGGGAAAAACGATTACTTCTGCTATTTTTAACGGCGCGAATTCTGCGGTCTCTGTTAATGGTGAAACCGCTGTAACGGGAACGTTGACAGGTGACTTTGACTTTATAACACTTGGCGCGAGATATACAACCACTGCCACATCAACACTCGATAAAGTTTACGAGTTTGTTTTATATGAAGATGCCAAAAACGACACCGACCGCGTAGGCATTCAAAACAATTTAAACGGTTATTATTCAGCATACTGATGAACGGATATATCATCGTACTTCCAACCGCCACGCAGACAAGCGAAGCACGGGCAAAGCAAATAACGCGAGAACTCTACAACATCTCGCGACCCGTTCTCATTCAGGCAGAAGGCGAAAAGGCGTCAACCGTGTTCGGGATTGTAGTCCACCCCGACGGAATCCAAAACGCTTTGCAGGTGGATACCGATTACCTCATCCACGTACACCCCGCTGCGACGCTTGAAAAGCTCGTGGCGTGCTTTCCTGAGCTGACGAACGATGAGCGGTACAGCCTCAGCAGTTACGTGCAAACAAATAAGAGTTTTCCATTTGCGCACATCATTCCAAGCACGACGACCGTGCGCGATCACGATGAAATGACGGCGCTGGGATGGTTTTCCGATGAATCAGAAATTGACTAAATTGCAGCCATGAAGGTTACAATCATGAAAGCGTGCAAGCTGCGCGGAAATAACTGGAAGAAAGGCGACACGCCAAACGTTACAACCGCATTCGCTGAAGAGCTGAAAAAAAAAGGCTACTTAGACGCGCCAAAGAAAAAGACCGACGAAGAATCTAACGACATAACAGAAGAATAAAATGGCCATTTTTAACGGTACAGAATTGGGCGTATATATCGACAGCACGTTGATTGCAGCCGCCACTGATTGCTCGCTTTCCTTGAGCATGGAAACCATCGACATCACAACCAAAGACAGCGCTGGATGGCGTGAACTGCTCGCTGGCACGCGCTCAGGCTCCATCAGCTGCAGCGGTTTGATTGATTACAGCGATACGGACAACAACAAAGACACCACCGACTTGTTCGTGGCTTTCGAGAACCGCACGGCTTTGTCTTTGACGTTTGAAAAGGCAAACGAAGTGACGGGCGATTTGTCATTTGCTTGCACGGGTTTCTTGACGAGCTTGGAGCAGTCAGGCGGCACCGAGGACACCGCGACGTACAGCGCCACGTTTGAAATCAGCGGCGTAATTACCGACACGGCAGCTTCATGATAGAAATCAACGGCACGGATTATCCTGTGCGCTATTCTATGAAGGCGCTGAAAAAGTTTGAACGCAAAGCGAAAGTGAACGTGTTCAGCTTGTCGGATCCGTCGAAACTCAGCGCCGAGGCGTGCGCGTATCTCTGCTTCGTTGGAGTGGAGTGCGGATGCGATTTCGAAGGCGTTGAATTCAACATGGAGCTTGCAGAGTTTGAAGAGCATATTACGCTGGCTCACGTTACGCAGTGCTTCGATGTTCTCGGCGAGTACAGCGACCAAAAAAAAAGATAGACGGCACCGACGAGCCAATAGGCTGGCCAGAAATGATACGGATGGGGATGGGCGTGCTTCGCCTATCCCCTTCTGCGTTTTGGTCAATGACCTTCGCGGAAATAAGCCTTGCACTTGACGGTCACCGCGAAGTGGAAGAATACCGTGAGCGATATGCGTGGGAGCGCGTGCGATGGCTCGGCGCGATGACGTTTCAACCGCACCTAAAAAAAGGCCGTAAATTAGCCCCAAAGGATTTGATGCAGTTTCCGTGGGAGCGGCCTGAAAAGAATCGGCACAACCTTACGAAAGAGGAATTAAAGCAGCGAATACTAGAGCGTGACCAATGGCTAAACTAAACGACTTAATTGTAACGATCGGCGCCAAGACGCGCAGCTTTGATAAAGCGTTAGGCTCTTCTATGCGGAAGATGCAAACGTTTGGCAAGAACACCAAGCAGCTCGGTAAATCGTTATCACGCAACCTTACCGCACCAATTGCAGCCATTGGCGGCTTGGCTGTGAAAACGGCGGCCAGTTTTGAATTTGCAATGGCCAAGGTAAAAGCGGTCAGCGGATTCACGGGTGCAGAAATTGGAAAGCTTAGAGACCAAGCAAAACAGCTTGGCGCGACTACATCTAAAAGCGCCTCGGAGGTGGCTGCACTGCAATTGGAACTGGCCAAGCTTGGAAAAACCAGCACGGAAATTGAAGGCATGACCGAAAGCGTGTTAAGCCTTGGTATTGCTTTCGATGAGGATTTAGGAGCCGTGGCCGAAACGGTGGGCGCTACGTTAAATGAATTTGGAATTGATGCCAGCGAAACGGGCCGCGTTGCTGACGTTATGGCAACGGCTTTCGGTAGTAGCGCGCTCGACCTTGAGAATTTCCGCGAGTCGATGAGTAAGGTGGGGCCGATTGCAAATGAATTTGGCTTTTCGCTTGAAGAAACGACTGCCGTGCTGGGTACCCTTGCTAATAGTGCTATCAGCGGCGCAGACGCAGGCACAAAGTTTAAAATGGCGCTTTCGGAATTGGCTTCGGAAGGCGACGACGTAAAAGAAACGTTTGTCAAACTTATCAAAGGCAAGATTTCGTACACGGAAGCCATGAACGTCTTTGGTAAACGTGCCGCGATTCTTGGCCCGATTTTAGGCAAGAACGGCGAAAAGCTTGCCGAGCTTCAAACGAAGCTGGAGAATTCTGAAGGCGCGGCAATTAGCGCACGGAAGGAATTAGAAGAAACTGCTATGGGCGGATTTGCCGCTTTGCAGAGCGCCGTTGAAGCTGCCGCCATTACGCTTGGCGAAGGATTGATGCCAACGATAAATAAAGCAGCTCGATTTATTACAGACCTTGCCAGCGGGATCGCAAACATGAACAACGAAACGCGCGAGAGCGTTATAAAGTTTGCAGCTATTGCGGCGGCAATCGGTCCGCTGCTGGTTGTGTTGCCTTCCATCATTGGCGCGATTGGTATGCTTATTAGTCCCGTCGGTTTGATTACTGCTGCCATCGTTGGGCTTGGTATTGCCATTGTCACCTTTGCCGATGAGATTGCGCCGTATATCACGGACGTTATTAATTACTTCATTACGCTCTACAACGAATCGACAACGGTAAGGAATATAATTGGAGGCATTAAAGGCACGGCGATAGTGGTTTTTGATTTTCTTGCGTTTGCTCTTGATAGCGTCATAGAGGGATTCAAAGACCTTGGCCGCGTTATAAGTGCTTTTCTAAGCGGCAACATCGATGAAATACCGTCTATAATAGGAGAAGCGTTTACTAACTCAGCCGAACGCATGGCCGAATTTGGAACGAAAGCGGCGGAAGACTGGAGAACAGCGGTAGAAGATGAGTTGCAACGCGAGAAGCTTGAACTGGTTACTGATGAATCGGTAGCCGATGCAGCTTCACGCCTTTTTGGTATTATGGATTTAATCCCAACGTTTGCAATGGGCGGCGGTGGGGGTGCTGGAATAGAAACACCGCAAGTCGGTGGATTACTCAAAAAGCTTGGAAAAGGCACAACAGCGCCAACTGTAGAAGGCGCACTTAACATCGTCGACATTGAGATGGACGAGGACATTGTGGAAGAGGAGGACATTAACCAAGTCATTGCAGCGGCTGACCTTGTGAAACGACGCACGGAAGCCATGGCGCAAAGCGTTAGCCGATTTGTGGAACACGCGTTTAACCAAATAGCAAGCGGTACGCAGACGTTTAGCGAGGTGATGACGGATATGCTAAAAAACCTTGTAAAGCAGTTGGCTATTATGGTCGCGCAGTTCATCATTCTCAACACTTTATTTGGAGGCATGGGCGTTGGCGGTATGAACCTCCGTGAATTCATACGCAGCGGCTTTGGTCTTCCGCAAGGTCTTCCGCAATTTGCCAGCGGCGGTATCGTAAGCGGTCCTGTTATCGCGCAGGTCGGTGAATACGCAGGCGCGTCGCATAATCCTGAAGTCATAGCACCGCTTAGCAAATTGCAGGCTATGATGGGCGGCCAAGCTGTACAGGTGACAGGCAAGATTTCAGGCCGCGATATATTGCTGACAAGTGAACGCAACAGCATCGACCGCAACCGTGTAAGAGGATTTTAATGGCTGACCCAATACGACTACAGGCAGAATTTACCGACGATCTTGGAACCGATTGGCAGGTAAACATTCACGACAGCGATTACGGTGGCAGCATCGTACCGTTTAAGCTTGGCGCGGATGGTTTCGTGCTGCGATACAGCGGAAACAATGAGGACCGATACCAACCCGTGATTGGTAGCGAAGTGACGTTCACGCTGACGGAAGAAAACAGCACGCATGAAACGTTCATGAACTTGCTGGCTCAAAACGTTGAGGTACGTTTTTCGGTAAGCATCCGCAAAGACCCTGACGGCACAAACGAATTTTGGTGGGGCGGCATCTTGTTGCCTGAGCAGGTAGTGAGGCCGTTTGATTATTACCCGATTCA